TATCTGGATGAGCAACAGCGAATACATGCACACCTCGAAAAACATCGTACTATCACCATAGAAATCAATCCAATATGAGAAGATGTTAACAAATATAGCCGATATACTCACGCCGATCATGAGAATGCCCAGCTTAGACGGTCTGAGAGCTAACAGGAGGATTAACGCCAGCTCAAATAGTGATTGATACACATGGAAGCCTAGAAGCCCTACAGCCGCATTATAGAAGGATGTGTAGAACAGCCCGACATTGACGGAAATCACAACAAGCACGCACCACGCTACATAGAATCGCAAATTTTCGTTGCGAGTAACGCAGTACATTAATGCGGCAATCATGAGGCCGTGAATATAGAACATTACTTCATGCCTTTTTTATCTGTTTTTTTTTGCCCGCTCTCTTTGCTGCTGCTATCTTCTCCAATGCTTTCTTTGCTGCTGCCTTCTTAATAAGGTCCGCCTTTGCTGTCTCTTTCTTCCCGCCCTTGCCTGGATTTGACTGCCGTTTTTGAGCTGCGCCGTTTGGCATTATGTTTATCCTTACTTGTTCTTCACTGAATTGGTTGCATTGACGCCAAAGGACGCTGTTACAATTGTACCCCAAGCAGTAGTGATCGGCACAAACAGATCTGTCATTGCGTCGATAGCTTCTTTAGACTCTGCTGCATTGCCTAACCCAAATGCGTGCGTCAGAACAAGGATTGATGTAACTATCAAATAGAACCCGTAAGCCTTGCAAGCGAACCGTGACAACTCCCTACGCATGATGCCATTCGGGTCTAGCGTCTTGATCCACAATGATTTAGCCTCTGCCGACTCCATGTCTGTCTCGATGGCTTCGCTGGCGATACGTTCAATGGAGCCGACAATTCCAGAACCGAAAAGCCCTTTGATAAAACCAATCATCATCCCCACCTCGCCGGCCCATTAGACCGAGTATCTACGTGCGTGAAACTGGCATATTTCCCAAAGCCATACCGATCAGGATATTTCGTTATAAGATACGAATAGACATCAATAGGGCTTACGTTGCTTATGGTGAAGTCCATCGCCCGGCATCTTGGGTGCTGTGAGCCGTCAGTACTCCCTACTCCGCCAAGACTGACTGGCTTGCTGTTATACTCGAAACACCTGGCAGCGCTGCTGATATTGAGCACAACTCTATCAACACCGAGCTTCTCAGCGAAGTGTTCGCAGCAATCCTGAACGATCTCGATAGTTTTAACATCCATCGAATCAAGGCCGCACCCGCATCTGCAAGCAAGTTCATGACGACTAATATTTTTAGTTAAATCCCCCATAATGACTCCAAGATCAATCCCCTACAAAGCTGGTAGGAATGACATATTCCATTTCTAGGATTGCCACATATTGACCAACGGTTACAGTCGCATCTGCTTCCACAGTATGAGTAAGTCCATAAACTGAAATAGCGCTGTTTGAGGAGAACGCTAGATTCGCACTCACCGGCGTAGATAATACTGTGGGAGTAGGAACCCCTGCCATCGGCTGTCCAGTAAATGTGACGTTTATACCATAGAATCTACCTGACTCTACCGGTGCTAGGAACCCAGCTCGTTCTGTCCTGTAAAACCTCTCTAACAAAGGTAGCTCTTTGTTGTGGTCAGTATCAGCTTGCTGTAGCAGGTTGTCGCCTTGATATAGATCAATTTCAGTCACTTCGATGTGATGCGATAGTTCAGGATCAGCACTAACCAGACTAACTTGCAAGAAGCTGCCCTGACCAAATGTGAACGAAGACATATCAGGAAGGTCAATAGGAAGAACAAACTCTTTTACCCCTCCTCCGTCTGCTGCGAAGTCCATACCGGGCAGAGTCGTTGAAGTATTGGCCGTCCCATTCTCGCCCATGTTCTGGAAAATCCGAATGAAGAAGTTTCCATTGCCGGAAACGTGTTTCCCCCTCACCCTGCACGTATAACTACCCGACGCTCGGTCATGCGGGCGGCGGTTGATAAGCTCCTGGCCTGCTGTGCCGTTACGAATCCAACTCCTTCTAATCGTACCTAATACCGGATCATGGATATGCTGGAAGCCTGTGGCATCTGGATCGTCTGTCATATCTCCAAAGCTAATCCATGAGGTAAACCCGGCATCGGGGGTGATCGCCAGTTCAAACGTATCCGCCGTCACATTTGAAACAGTGAATGTACTTTCGGCAAAAGACCCGCCGTTATAACTGGCGTTATCCCACCACACAAAATCACCGTTGATTAGACCGTGTGCAACCTGAGATACAACAACCGGCGACACAGCAAAACTGGTGACATTAGTAGGGGAAAAATCAAACACGGACGCGGGCGGGACTGTACTTGTCGCTATCCATCTAACAAATGCTTGGGAGTCTGTCGACTCTCTACCAGTTCCAGAAGGGCTGATCCTATCTAGCGATCCGTCACCGATCTTGCCGAACATTTTACCTGACCACATGTCAGGCCCGTAAACTTTCAGCCCGCCCGTCCCGTCATATGTGGCAGCATCTCCAAATGTCGGAGCGACATAAGAAATACCAGTGGTTCCCCTGGCATCCAGCCGTCTCCACCAGTGAAAGCGTCCATTAGGCACCACGTTCGTGATGTTCTTCTCTGAGTAGGAAAGTCGTTGCGCCTCAAGAGAGGATGTAGAGGTTACGCCTTGAGAGAAGTTTACAGGCAGAGAAAGGTTTTTAGACCTCAGATACAAAGCATCAGCCCGGTCTTTCTCCTGGCTGGCTCCTCCTATAATCCCAAACATCACCGCATTAATGACATTGTTAACGCTAAGAACGAAAACAGTGCCGTTATCTAATGTGTGATCTCCGAACTCGTCAGCCGCTTGAGAAGCAACAATAATTCCTTTCTTCCCTCCCCCATCACCAGATGTGAAATACCCTTGAATTTCTACAGACATCCCAGCAACAGGAATAACAACCTTGCCGTCAACTGAGACAGGGTTAGCCGCCGTCATTGCTGCGACTGTGGCGAATATAGGTCCATAGCGCTCATCATTTAATGCAACACTAGGTGTATCTGATGCTAGTGCTAATTCTTCCACCGGATCAGCAACCCCGAAACCAGTCTGCACGCCGTTTTTATCTTTAAGCCTAACCCTATATGTGCCGGTTAAAAAGATATCAGCAAATACACCACTAGCGTCTGCAATGACAGGGTTAGAACTGGCTACAGTTGCCGCCTCAGTGGTAAAGGTATCTTTAGGCGTATCCGTTCCCGTTTGGGTGAATGTGAGCGTTGCTCCATCAGAAGGCGTTATTCCAGAACCTACGTCAGCTGTCGGCATAATGAATCGGCTAGCCATTATTTTTCTTCCTCTGTTAGTTTGCGCTGTCCAGATAGAGCAAGAAGGCGCAGAATATTTACAGCACTATTCGACATTGTGCCTAACTCGTCAGCCAAATTTACATCAATTTTCGGGTCTAAAACTTTTGATAATTCCCTTCGTCTTGCTCCTTTCCTTAGCTGTTCTGCGCCTTCGTTGACGACCGCGTTAGTAACAGGTGACAGCCTGAATATAGGAAGATTTGACAGCTTTGAAAGAGCGTTTTCAACTTGAGCGCCTGACGGGGTAAATACGCCATCTTGCAAAATAGTAATATCCCTAGTCACGCGGCCTAGTTGCTTAATTCGCGCTAACTCCCCAGGCTGGTCAAATATCTCTTTTAAGGTGTCGTCTCCGATATTCTTTAGAGCCTTATTAAAGTTCGCACCAGAGAATCGAAGATCACCAGAAGCTGTTTTTCCAGTTGTTAACGCTTTACCCATCAATTCAGCTGCTGCTGTTGCCTTGAAGTTTTGCCATGCTTGCTTCCCTTCTGGCCCTGCCGCCAGCAATGACTCCTTTATCGCTTGCGTGTTCTCAAATCTTGCTTGTGAATTTATGATTTTATCGAATGCCACGCTTGACGGGACTAGATCGGTTTGAGTTCCTGGCTTAAAACTGACAATGTTTTGCACAACGTCTTTAGCCTCAAAGTCTCGCCCAAACTGCGCCCTTGCCTGTCGTGCCTTCTGAAACGCCTGCTGTGCGACTTCGCCTAACTCATCAGAAATTGCGATCCCATCAATAGCGTCATCTATAGAATTTATGATAGGAGTCAGAGCGCGTTGGCTCTTTGGGTCTGTATCACTTACGAGCGCCCGGATATTTTTCCGCAACTGCTCAGCACTTCCGATAGTCAACGGACGAATCCTTCGCAAATCTGCTTCTGATTGGATCAACTTAGGAGGCATAATTGAAAAGGCTTCCAGTTGTTTCTGGACGGCTTTTAGCTGCCCTCCAATATCAGGATCTAACCCGAATATGAAATCCTGATCTGCAAAGATGTTTGCAATGCCTTCTTGTTCTACAGGCAACGCTACACCGGCTTCTTGCTCAGCAATGTTATAGAGTTGGTTGATAGCCTCTCTCCGTTGCGTCTTGGCACCTCTAAGCGCGTCTTGAATTGTCTGCCCTGCTTGTAGTTTACCAGCATCGCCACCAGTACCCCTTACAATCTCCTCCCCAGCTGCAATAATCTGTTGGTTCTGTGCTGCTTTCTGTTGTCGTAACGCTTCTGCTTCTGGCGTGCCTCTTTGTCGAGATAATGCAAACTCTGCTGATTGATCGGAGAATTCTTGCGAAATATCCGCTTTCGTTAAATCAGTAATGCCAATCTCTTTAGCCTGTGCCGCCCTCAATGCTTGTGCTAAATCCGCGCCTTCCGGCTGCGCCTGCACCTCTGTGATTACACGGTCCGATAGGTCGTCAAGACTGATGCCTTCTTTCTGTAGGAATTGCTCACCTTCAGGTTTTAATGTGCCATCCTGCTTGAATAGAGTGTCAGGGATATCAGTTAGCCCTAACTTTTTGGCTCCTTCCTTGATTAAACCTACGACTTTATCAGCTACAAACTGCCCCGATAGGCCGAATGCTCCACCTAGCAATAGATTCTTTGCGAATTCTCCTACTGTTCCTTCCTCCCCGAACTCTAGCGAGCCAATAACAGCGCCTGTGCCTGCAGCGCCACGGAGAGTAGTTGCAGGCAAAGGCAACCCAGCAGCCATGCCGACTATCTCACCACCTATAGCAGAGATAGGGGCCGCTTCTCTTGTAGGCTGGAATTGCGCTTGCTGAATTCGTTCGCTTTGCTCTAGCTCTTGCCTGAATTGACCAACATCAATGCCTAATGATTCAAGCGCCTGCGCTCCTCTCTGCAGAATGCCAGCCCCTGTACGTTCTAGCCCTCTCACAACCCCGGCACCAGCAGCGGCAAATCCTGTTTCCGCTGGAGGCTGTAGGGTTTCTAGTAACTGAGGAGTAACCGCCGCCGCCTGTTGAGTGACATCTGGTGTCTGCTGCGCTGCTAATGGGGCTTTTTCTATCAACTCTCCACTATCTAAGTCGATGATCTGCCTGTTCTGGCCCGCAGATCCTGTAACTTCTTGAGATTGTTGAAAGGTGTCTTTCTCAACCAACTCCCCTGTCTCAAGATCAATTATTGAAGCCATTAGTTAAGCCTCTTAATAGTTTCTTCAATAGAGATATTTGCATCTGCAGCTGTATCTTGTAGCTGCTGAAGGGTGAAATTGCCTCGTTTGGTCTTCATTAACTCGTTAAAGTTAAACGCGAAATTATCCACATCCCCGCCATCCTTTATATGCCTGTTGAACTGTTCAGACTCACGTTTAACAAACCAGGAATTTCGCTGCAGAGCTTTTAATCGGGCTACGTTCGCCGTCTTTGAATCACCCAATGCGCCAACTGTTAGTTGCGATTTTGCAAATTCGAAATCGGTTGTTGGCCCTTTGAATTTTTGAAGCTGGTCGATAGTAAGCTGACCCAGAGCCTGATCAAGCGTGGCCTCATTTGTGACATCTATATCCGGGAATACCTTAGCTAGCTGAACCTTTAGCGTACCTGTCAGGCCTTGATCTGCCTTAGCCGCCGCATTAAGCGCAGCGTTTAGCCGTATGCCTTCACGAGCAGCCCCTTGAATTCTATCAGCAAACTCTGTTTTCTTCGCTGATATGCGCTTCTCCCGATTCGTAGCTCCTGCTATTCCTCTTGCTTGCTTAATAGCTCTCTCAGCATCTTGTTCTTTCTGCTCACGCTGAGAATCTGCAGCTTGTTTTAACACTGCCAATCGAGCGTCATCAGTTACAATGTCCCCAGTCGGGTTTCTAACTTCAACCTCTCCGCTAGGTAACGCCTGGATGGTAGAGCCATCAGGGTTAATCAAGGTCTTTGCAGATGCCAGCCCCTGCGCTCCTCCCTGTATAGCATTGGCCAGCTCTTCCCGGTTCAATGCCGCAACCTGCATCAACTTAGCAGCCTGAATACGCCGATCTTCTGGCATGTTTAGCAATTCCCGAGAATGCGATGAGTCTCCATTTCTCGCATCAACCCTTTTTATATTCTCAATAAGTATCTGATCCTGTGCTTCACGATTCCCGGCTGCTTGCTCTATGTTAAACCCGACCCTTGCAGCGTTAAGCTTCTTTTCTTCGGTGTCTGCTCCAAGCTGAGTGTGCAGTTCTCTGCCGATCTCTGGGTTGTTGAACAGTAGCTGTATTACTTCTGAGTTTATATCACCCGCTGGCGCACCTTTCCGGCTGCGCTCTAATAAGCTGATTGCTTGCTGTTGAGCCGCTGCCGTCTGCTGGGTCTGCTGCTGGGCAAGGGCTTGTTCTTGCTGAGTCTGCTGTATCCCCAGCTTCTGTTGCTGAAGAATATTCTCGCCCTGAGAAACCTGTTGCCCTTGCTGGATTCCCCCAAGCACATCAGGCGTTAAGCTTCGACCGCTGAATTGTAATGGTGCTAATACCATGAGATCACCCGAAAATATCTGCTAGCGTGGTTGCAAGCCCTACAGCCTGCTCTAAGCCTGATGCTTCTGCCTGTTGTGCGCCCAGTATACCAGTTGCCCTAGCCTGTGCCTCTGCTTGTGTTAGGTCGCCAACTGTACGAGCTGTTTCTATACCAAACGCGCCGAGTGTCGTTCCAGCGGATAAACCCCCTCCTGACAATTGAGCAAGCTCCTGCCGTTGCGCACCTATGTCTTGAGCCGCAAACCCTGCAGCCTGTTCTTGTAAGGCTGTGCGAATATTGCCACCACCTAAGCCACCAATAGCCGAAGCATTACGCAACAATGCTCGTTGTTGTCGATCACGGATAAACTTTTGACCAGGTGATTCAGCAATCTGAGCAAAGGCCGCTTGTTGTCCTTCAATGCCCCCTAAACCAGCTAGAGCCGCACGACTGCCCAAAGCCGCTTGTCCCACTTGCTCAAAGCCTCCTAAACGCTGCTCTGCGCCCTCAAATGCACTGAGCTGCAAAGGAATAGCTGCTTGAGCCCCTAGAGCTTGAACCTGCCCTACTTCTGTGGCTGCTGCTTGTGCCCCTGTTGGATCTAGGAAATCAACCACGTTAAACCCTCCCTAAAGCGCTTGGGAACGCTTGCAAGTTAACCGTAGGCAATGGGCCTAGACGATTTAGAAATTGGCTCTGAGGCTGCTGAAAGGGCGTTTGCGCTGGAGCTAGACCAGACTGACGCCCTGTTGCTGCTAGCTGTTGCGCAGGCTGACTAATTACTCCGCCCCTACCTTCCCCGCCTAGCTGACCGCCTGCTAATGTTTGACCGGCTGGAGAAACCCCAGCCAGGCTTGGCGCCGCTTGCGTTGGGGCTGCTTGTGCAGGCTGGCCTGGGGCCTGCTGTCCAGCAAAACCCCCTGGCTGAAGATCACCTAGCTGCCCTTGAGTTGCGTCCGCTTCTTGTGGTCCAAATGTTCCAAATGCTGCTTTTGCTAATGCAGCTCCAGGCACAGGCCCAACCCCTAACAGGGTGCCAGCTAACGCGCCTCCAGCAGTCGCTATTTGTTCACCTGTTAGGTTTGACAGAAAATTTCCGAATGCTGATCTAACGTCTGCAACTCCAGTCCTGAGCCCAGCACCAATGACACCGCCTGGCGCGTTAGGCCCAGAAAAACCCAATGCGTCACCTGTGCGTGCATCGATGTTCGCAGTTACACCGCCCCCCAAATCTATAGATAAGCTGCTTCCAGTTCTGCCGCCAGAATCTCTGCCTCTTGATGCCCTTCCCGCAGCGGATGCCCTGGAAGATCGACCAGGCGCTGAAGAACCGCTGAACCCTCCTCGCCCCCTGCCGCCTGTTGATTCTGCCATAACCTATCCCCTACTTATGAAAGTTCGTTTCCGGTTACACGATAAACAATAGTGTCCAATAGATCTGTCTCCATTCTCAATGTCCCACCAGGCGGAATAACATGGTTAACGATTGCATTACCTGGATCAAAACGATTACGAATTACAATCTTTAATGGCGTGACAGCTTCAACACTTGTTGCTCCTGATGCGAATATGTACGCCTTATATGTTCTATTCGACCCTGTGTTATTCGTCGCCGTGAATGCTGTAATTACCGTCCCCGCACCATCAGCAGGAGATGTATAAAACGTCTGTATAGTGTTTGATAGTGAATTCTGTACGCTGTTAACTAATACAGTAGTCGCCATTAGTTAACTCTCCCAACTGCGCTGGATACAAGAATATCCACCGTCGTTGTCTCATTTGTCACAAAATATTCTACAAAAGTAGCGGTAGAGAAAATCTCTTGCCAAGGCACTGTAACAGATATCGGGTTTCCTGCAGACGTGTTGCCTGTGCGTTTTGAGCCTGGAATCACACTCCCATCTATGGCCACTTCTATAGAAATATTAACAGCACCTCCTGAAGCAGGTTCAACTGTGAATGAGCCAGTTATTGGCAGAGTAGCATTCTTTCCTCCGTCATAAGTCAATCTACCTGCTGTTGTTCCAGTGAATTGGCTCACCCTTTCGACAACCCATGTCCCTGCTATTAATACAGGGGTCCCTGCTACTGCAATTACTGTATTAACTGCATTTCCTTGCATTGACAATAAACCGTCTGGACGGGTATCCGCGATATCATCGTTATGGTGGAAATTCCATAGCGCATCATCAACAGTCACACCAGAAAGAATAGTCCCTGAACCTGATGTAAGCATTCGGGTAATAATCGCCGTTCCCCCTGCGTTTATGTTTGCAGATGATACGGCACCGTTAATTAATGTTGTCCCGGCTCCAAGATTAGCCAATACTAGATCCAAGGCTATTGCGTCGAATGTTGCTGTGCCAAAGTTGAATAATGTCCCGCCTGTTATGTTTGTTGCTGAAATCTCCCAAAGCCAAGTATTCCATCCGCCTGTGATCGTACAGCCGCTAGAGGTTATTGACGCTGGGCTTACGTTTGTGAATCTCGTTGTTGAGCCACTTGCCCCCGAACTATTAAATAGACCAAAAGTCGCACAACTGACAGTACAGTCATTCATTCTGAATAACGTGTCTGTATTATCTGAGAAGTTAATAACCCGACCACTTGCACACGATAGCGATATATCGCTGATTCGTGCCGTATTGTTTAGGATGGTGAACATATCACCAGTGCCGGTATAGGTCAGCGTAATAGCGATTGATTCTATTCCTGAAACAGCGCAACCATCACCCATGACCAGTTCATTGAGTCCAAGACTGATATTAGCGCCCAGCAAATATTCGGTGTCGTCAGCCAAGGTAATCACGTTTGACACAGGAGTAGGGAAATCAGCCAGGGCGTTTATAATGCGCCGTTGCGTTGGGTTCCCTGTATCAAACAATTCAGTGAAATTGTCGTTGGTTTTATCCATAGCATCGCGCCAGGAATCCCCTGTGCCATCATTTGCAACAGCGCCGATGTTTATCAACTGTTGAGCCATACTATGCCTCTGTCTGGTCTACAAAAAGAATGTCAGAATCCACTGTCAAACTATCCGTGTCCGATGTTAGCGCATCACCTGAACCAATCTGAACCTGTAGCGCGAATACTGCTGATGACAGGTTTTGAATAATTTGAGCGTCCGCAGTATCGGCTGTGTCATTAACCGTATCAGTGAGACGCTCAAGGTATTCCATAAGGCGAGTCGTACCAATGCCTTTATTGGATAATACCTCTCCCCTTCTTGGCGGTATCAGATGCGTCATTGTGTGCCGCTCTCTGCATTGGCTTCAAGCTTCAGGATATTTCGCTTAACTGGATCAGATCCGCTAAGCTGTAAAACTCTCTGATTCGGGATATCGCCCTGCCTGCGCCAAATTGTTCGCTGTTTCCGTTTCCCGATTTTACCATAGTTCCTGCTGAACTCACTTGAGAAGGTTCCTGGCGCTCCTCCTTCATCTGAGAATGCCATCCTTACAATTGGATCAGAACCTTGCCCCGTTGTTAAACCAACTCCAGCCTCCATGAATACTTCTATTTCACCAAAGAAAGATCGCTTACCTTGGTTAGAAAATGGGGATGTTGATTTCAACCAGAATAAAACATCTCCATATTCATCGAATGTTTCTAAGTCCAATTCTCCTATGCGCCCGTCGATCTGATCACCGACTAGCAGCTTTCCGCCTAGCCTGATCATAGAGTTAACGCGCCACCTGTTGTCTGTGACTCCTGTTTGCCTTTCGTGCCATGTTGAGCCGCCAGACAATGCAGATGTAGTCGCATCGTAAACAAACGTCTTAGATGGAATCCTAGAGCTTTCAAACGTGAACCCTACAAAGAAGTTGCCTCCTTCCTGGTATGTCCATGAGAACGCCTTTTCTATCTCAGACTCGTTAAACTTTTGAATGGCGTTATCAATGGCGCTTGTGCTGATCTTCTGCACCGAACTTGAACCGGTTACTTTCCAGATCGCCGCCTCTTCGTTCTCGCCGCCCCCAACAAACACAAACGTGTTATCGAATTCGGCCAAACTAAACTTGGCATAGACGCCTTTCTGAATGTTTGCGCCTGGTATTCGCTGGAATGGAAAGCCCGCACCTCCAACGTTCTGAAATAACTCTATCGTTTTTTCACCAGGAACAAACAGCTCATTGTGGTTAACGTGAAGAGCAACAATGCGATCAGGATTTATCTCGGCTGTTCCAAAGTCGAGCGCGTCATAGGTAAAGGGATCATTGAGCGCAGAGTTGAAAAATACGCTTCCGTCAGCTGCAGAGAACACAAAGAAGCCGTCTTTGAACACGACTGTTGAAGCCGTAATAAAATCGACATCTGTGATTTGAGCAAGCGTGTCTGCATCGTTGTCATAAGCAAAAGCATCACCACCCGGCACTACGATTACTAGAAATTGACCGTTGTTAGCAAGCGATACCCGGCCTGCACCTGTAATTGTTCCTATATCAACAATCACCCCGGCAGCAGTTACGGAATACAGCCGGCTTCCATTTATAAAATAGCCAACCCCTTTCATGACTTGAGAGCCACGATTAGACCCGGCTATAGAATCGCCCGAAGTGGTGAACGTCTTAGTGCCCGGGCATCCGAACAAAGCCCTCTGGTTGAGCGCTGAGGCTTGTGGGATCACAGGGTATAGATTGATGCATCTTTGCGCCGATAACGGCAGAGAGGCGCTCTCGTAGAAGCCTGTGCCTATTTCAAGCTGAACGCGCGGCATTAATCGAACTCCGGTTGGATAAGCAGCGAACTAGGCTCCTCGTCAAAGCCTAATATGTTCTCAAGGAACACCGCCGCTTTGCTGATCACGCTCTGGACCTTGGCAACCGGCGCATCATAATCATCAGCCAGTCGTGCCGCCAGGTTATAAATGATCGCCTGCAACCACTCTACCGGCATATCAAGATCGTTTTCTTTGTCGTCAATATCCTCTATCGGGCGCTCGTAAGTGATCCTCACGAAGTCATCAATGCTGTCGGCTGTCTGCCACACGTAAAACCGGCCATTGCCTAGCTGGGGGGAATAGTAATAGTTGACTACCGTCCCTTGCGCCTCTTTAGCTGGCTGGTTGAAGTAGTCAAACCGAGACATTGACGGTACTTCGACCTCTGAATCAACATTAAACGTTTTACGGCGCGCACCGATCACCCTTAATGGCCGTTGAATCAAGTCGGTAAAGGTAAAGACAGTGCTTCCGGCGGCTGAAACTGTAGGAATGCCGGTGGTTATGGTGATCTGAGTGGTTGAGTCAACGCTAACAATGGTCGTCCAGTGCCGAATGCCTGAGTCTAAGGCAATTCCCGCGTTATCCGCTGCAGTCATGCCCGCAGTGCTGGCAACCTCTATAACGACCGCTAAGGCTGCCTCAGCGTTAGTCGTGGTGGTGCTTACAAAGTCATCAAGGTCGGTTGCTTCGTCGCCTGTAGCGCCTAGCAGATAGTCTGTCTTGCCCTTATCAAGGAAGATGACGCCTTCCTGCTTTGACCAGAGGTGCAAGCCTTGTCCCTGCCAGGCCTTGAGCATGATGTTCAGCTCATCAAGGCCGTCTTGAAGCTCTGAAGGCTGTAAAGCCTGCTCTGCTACCTTGACGCCGATCTTTCCAAAGGCTTTTTCAACGACCTTCTCGGCTGTCATGGAGAAATTTACTGATCCAGATGTAGCCATTACAGATCGTCCTGTGTCGGTGGATCAGAGAAGTCATCAGCAGGGCGAACGCGGGTATCCTCTACCGCAATCTTATCGGTGCGCCCTTTAATCTTGAGCTGTGGGTGAGCTGGGTTCCAATTGCGCTTGTGTGTCAGCAGCCCTTTCTGTGTGCCGCTAAGTTTCCTCATCTCTGAACGCTTATGCTTAAACCCGGTGATGTCGTCAATAGCGTTTGAGTCACCTAGCTTTAGATTGTTTCTGCGATTCTTGCGGCGCATTACTTAGACTTCCGCTTCGCCTTCCGCTTGTCATTCTTGCCACCTGTATTCTGTGGCTGATTAGGCTCAATCTGAGAGCCTTTCTGCTGCTGTTCTGTTTGACGTAGACGGGACATAGATCACCTCTGAATAGAGCGCCATCCTTGGCTGGGAGAAACTCTTACGATGCTTGCACAGAGCTGATAGACGTTGCACTAGCCGCTGGGCCGTTGACGAATACGCCTGTGGTAGTAGATAGAGCAGTACAGCCCACCTCCATGCCACCTTGGACAACGATCACGCCTTGAGTCTGAGCAGAGTCAAACTTGATAGCCTGTGCAGGATCAGCTGAACCCAGAACCGCGTTGATGTATGTGCAGTTCTTAAGCAGCAGCATCCGCTCGATATCAGTGGCGCCAGTGCCGTGAAGCATCGAAGCCGCTGTCGAAGTGGTGTTGATCGGGAACAAGCAGTCCTCAAAGATCACGTCTCGGGCAACCTTGCCTGAAATAGTAGTCCGGTTGAACTTCACGTTAGGCCGGTTGACAGTCACCTGATGCACCAGCGAGCCGATAGAGCATCGCAGGTAATACGAAGAGTCGCCGTTACACAAGAGAACCGCAGACGTTACCTGGTCCAGATCGGTAGACTTCACCATCTCGCAGTTAGTCATCTGAGTGAACTCGCCACCATCAGCAAAGGCATAGAGGCTTGTTGACAGGGTATCAGCCGAATCGAATTTGATATTGGTGAAGGTGTTCCCGACCCCAGTATTTTTAACGATTGCGATAGCTGAGCCGGTAGTAACGCCCATAGTCCAGCGGGTACGCTGCCCGATATAACGTGAACCACCACCCAGGCCGACAAAGTGAATGCGGCTTTTGGTCAGATCAAGTTCGTCATTGGTTGTTGATGTTGAATGCTCTGAGTTTCCAGCCATCAGAATGACGGTGTTGGTGTTTGTGACCGCTTTGTCTACAGCCTGTCCAACTGTCCGAAACGCATCCCGGCGGTTCTTTCCGCTATTAGCGCCTATAGAATCAGGATCTACCCAGATGTACTCGCCGAACGTGGTTGGAACACTAGCGCCCACTGCGGGGATGCCAAAGCTAGCCACGCCATTAGAATAGTTTGTGAAATCACTCATTTTGCCACCTCAAAGTTTGAAGCAGTACATGCCGAGTTAAAACATGCACCAGCATTGCCCGAAGGCTAAAAGACCTCCCCCGAAGAGGAGGGGTTAACTTAAACGCCAGCCGAACCGTAAGCCCCGCGAGGGTCTGTCCAGCCGAAGGCATACCGCTCATCAGCCTTAAAACGAGCGTTCGAGGTTCCGAAGTCGTTATCCTGCTCAAAGCGTACTTCCTGACGGGTGAAATACTTAACCCCGTCCGGCGAGTTGGTCTTAATAAACCAGGCAGTGTCAGAGGTCAGATAGTTATTAACCATGTGACCAGCAGGCAGCATGCCAGTGGACCGAATCGCATTGACCGCGTTATTGCCGGTATCGTTCTGCAGCACGCTGTTCATAATGCGCTCTGCTTCAAATCCCAGCTTAGGCGGAACAATCAGACGCTCACCACGAATGGCGATACGCAATCCCCGGGGGTCAGTCGCTTCGTGAATCTGAATCAACAGATCCTCGAGGCTCGCTTCAGACAAAGCTGCAGGGGTTGCCAGCTCGTTACTAAAGGTCGTGCTGTCGGAAGGCCCATTAACGTGGGCGGTAGAGAACAGCTCAACACCATCGCCACCGGTCATCAGAAACGAAGAGTTAAATCCTCGGTTGTAGATGTTGGCGCCGACATTCTCTTTGGTTTGACGCATCGAGAAAGCCAGAGCGCGAGCGCGACGAGTAAACAGGTTGTACAGGTTATCTTCCATCGCTTCCCGGGTGACGATAAAGCCTTTAGCGTACGTCAGGTTGGGATACTTAGGAGTGAAGCCTTCCTGTTGGGAATCGTAAGCCACACCAGAGCCTTCAGTCTTGACAGGAGCCAGGCCGAAACCTTCGAACTGCTGATCAAGCTCAAAAGCCTTGTTGGAGCTTTCTGTATCAAACAGCATATCCCATTGGGTTGTATGCTCTTCATACGCCTGCCCGAAGACATTCTTGACGCCTTCTTGTAGGAGGCGACTAATATTACCAGTTGCAATTACACCAGCCATGATAAGTCTCCTTAAACGCCTACAGCGCCGCCAATGGTTGATTCATTGATACGCACGATCAACGTGGTACCGGCGGCAGCGGGGAAGGTGATATCCCCTGAGTCTTTAACACCGACGACCCGGACCTGCTCAGTAGTGCTAGCAGCGTTGCCGGTGGTATTAACGACCATGTTGGAGTTAACCAAATTACCTGAAGCGGTTGCAGCAGTGACAGTCACAGGCAGGTTGCCGCCTACATCAGTCAGTGCAAAGGTGCCGCCAAGGGTTTCAGCTTCGAGCAGCATGTCGGGATCGACAGCCACTTTTACGGTGCCTGCAGTGGAAGCCGCAAGACCTTTGGTTTCAAGGTTGGAGATGTTGAAATCGATAGCGACGATGACCCCGGTAATCAGATTACCAGTACCAGCAGTGATTGCATCGACTTCGGAAAGACCTGTTGCAGCCTCTAGGTTACCAGTCTCAACGACTAGATCACCTACTGCCAACAGAGTTGCGTGGGTCGCATCCACGGCAAAGGTTTGCACTTTACCTGTATACGAATGACCCGAAAGGTCGTTTGTAGGTCTGAATCCACCAGACATAATAGAATCCTCGAATTGAGTAATCAAAAATAAGCCCACAATGGGCCAACATTTAACTAATCAATCGGGACATCTATCCTGGTATTGATTAGGGGCTGAGTGCTTCTACATTCCAGCCGCTAATTGACTATCGGGACTCCGGGTGCGCCTGCCATCGACGTACATGGCTTTTCTTTGGGCGTGAGTCCCTATGTGTGTATTCTATACCAAAAACCTTGATATAACACCAGCATTAAGTTTACATTGATTCAATCAACTTAAGAGCATGATTAATCAGTCCGGATCTCACCCTATAATCCTCTTGTTCTTGTGCTATTTGGATCAGATGCCGAAATTTCCGCGTTAGATAGATAGAAGCCGCTTCTCCTGGCGTTTTGAAATAACCTAAACAAATCTTTTCGCTTCTTATCGTTATCGCTGCCATGAACATTCCATTAGGCTTATGCAAATGCACTCCTTGTGGATATGCGCCCCTTACTGATGGCCTGCTATTTAGCAACTTGTTTATTTCTTGGGTTACAAAGCAACAATAATCAGGGCAATAAACCCTATTCCCTATTTTGATTATATCCTTATCTAGTTGTTTGCCTTCCCAGCATTGTTTAGCCATCCACTCTCGGAATGCCATGAATGAGTGCCATTCATCACACACTGTGCAGCCGATATATGTAGGGCATCTTTTTTGAAATAACGGTGAATAGGCGCGTTCTAGCATACTTAACCACGCTCTATAAAATGGACATTGCTTGTTTGTGCCGCCTATAGTCGTGTTGACTTGATAGTCAGCATCATTGCGGCCTATGCCAGCTACCAATCTGATCGCTTTTGATTTCATGATGAATCCTCGTTAGGGATTATCGTTACTGATATTGCGTGGCAAACAGGGTAACGAATCCTGTTGTTCAGCCGCTAAGCCTAGCCACGCTTCATTATACCTCTAAATAATGTCGCGTTCGACCACTGACTTCTGTGAAAGCGGAACGTATTCAGAATCACCCAAAGCCTGAACATCCTTTTGAGTCGCATCGATATTACGTTTCTGCTGCGCGGCCATATCTTCTTGGTACAAGTCCATTGGCAAACGCATTAGAACATGGGTATTGCCTTTGCCTGCTGGCTGCTCGACCTTCTCACCGCCATGCAATACAAACTCCCACCATGCGGCCTCCATTTGCTGAAGCTTGCCAGGGTGATCGGGTCCAGTAATTGCCCAATAATATTGATAACCTTCCTCTTTCAAAGAATCAGGTACGTTTAATTTATTCCCCGCGCTCATTGAAACTCGTGCTGGCCGACTTTTGTTCTGATGTACTTCTTCGCCGCGCGCTGGGCGCCCTGGCTTACGCTTTTCCATTATGATTTCCTCGCGTCTTGTACTGATTTCAGAAACTGTTTCTCATCTTTGAACATCTCCTTGCCGAACATCTCGTATTCACGCGCTTCTTGTGATGTAAGGTCGCTCATCGATAGCTCTTTGTTATTCCGCTGTCTTTGTCGCGGCTGTCGGCTCTGCTCAGTCATGGTTGCACTCTCTCTGCGAGGGTTGGTTTGGGATTGCTGCTCTGGATATAGCTTGGCAAGCTGATCATCAACGAACTTGAATACCGACTCATATGTGGCTCCTGCCTTAGCAGAGGCCTGGCCGTAGAACATTTGCGCCTGTACTGTGCGGTCATCAGTCGGGTCATTAATCCAGCTATTCTTAGCTTCCCACGCTGTAATCTCAGGCGCTTTAGCCGGCTGCGCTGATTGGACAGGCTCCACAACAGTATTCTCAATCTGAGTCTGAAGCTGATCATAAAGAGCTGTATCAGCCTCTTCTACTGCTTGGCGTTGTTTCGCCTTCAGATCGTTAATGGCCGCTGTTTGTTGTGCTGCGTGTAACTTGTTCAGGCTAGCAATTCGGCTATCCATGTCGTCCTGCGCCCGGCGTGTCTCTGCCTTAGCATCGCGTACCTGGGTCTGCATCTCGCCATACAGGTTATATTCGCCCGCAGTCTTCCAGTTGTCCGGGTTGCCTTCGAACTGGTCTTCAGGACGCCATCCATCATCATATGCCCGCTGCTCTACAGGGGATAGGTTAAGCTGCTCCTCTTCGTGGCTCTCTTCTAGCTGCTGGTCTACCCCCTCCGGCAACTGTTCGTCGTTCATCTGTTCAGCTAGGTTCTCTTCACCCATTTACTTATCCTCCAGCTGCTTCTGCAGCATCTCTAGGAAGTCACCGTTAGCTAGACCCATGATGTCTTGGTCGTTAACGTAGCGGTAGTTTTCAAACTCTTTCCCATATTCCCCGGCGCGTGTGAACTTGCCATCATACCGCGTTGACAGCTCCACAATATCGCCTAGATCAACACCCCAATCAGCTGGAGTCTCACATCCGGCATAACCCATGAACGAGGTAGGACCAAACGCAATGATTCGGGCGATGTCACGCCCTTTGCGCTCTCGTTTCTCTTCGTTATCAGATGTTAGGATGATTCCGGAAGCTGATTTCACCTGAACCGGGATGATCTCAACAAGGACGTTATAGCCGAGTGGTAATACTGGTGGTTGCTTCATCATGAGATAGGTCTCCCGTTTGATCTCATTCGGATGTCCAGAGGCTTCAGAACTAAAGATGCACTATCCAAAGCTCTATTTATAATCTCGTGAACCGGAACAAATGGGGAGCCGTCAATGCTAATGCCTAGATATGGTTGGTCTAAGACCAATCCACGAGCATCTTCATCGATCATTTGGTAAGTGGTAGTCGGGCCTTCTTGCTGGCTATCATATTCGACTTTATTCATTATTCAGCCTCCTCTAAGGCATCCTCGTAGGCCATAAAAAGCGCTTCTGCACCTTCGATAAACCCCTCTTTAAACGCCGTTCTAAGCGCAGTCTGATCCACTGTGTCCATCATGCTAGATTCTGATCTAGCCCCTTCTAACTCCTCCTTGATCTTCTTAAATACTGCTCTGGTTACGGGATTGCTACCCCACTGCTGTAAATCTTCTTTCGTTAACGTCATCGTTAAACTCCGTGGTTGGGATGAAAATCATGCTTGATCTCTGCATCCAGTCTGGATTTTACAGCATCTGATAAATCCTTGAAATATCCTAGGTATTCTCTTTTGCCAGCTTTGTTTATATAGGCTCTCCACTTCCCCGTATCGCCGCGCCAATGGACGCCAGAAAAGCCGCTGCTGTTGTTCTTGGGGAGCGTTACATTTCTTGCGTTTTCTGCACGCGTCACAGGCCGCAGATTCGCCCATCTGTTATCAGACCGATCATGATTAATATGATCTGTTTGATCAGCCGGAAAGCTGCCTGTCATGTACAAGAATGCGAGCCTGTGCGCGCGGTATGGTTTGTGATCAATACTTATCACTAAATAGCCGTCTTTATCTGCCGAGCCTGCTGCATCTCCTTTCCTTGCGTTGGCCGAAGTAGATATTTGCCGGGTAAATATACCCGTGTCAGGATCATATCTGAGAACCTTCTGTAGATCCGCTTTGGTTAGTAACATTTGTCAGCTCCTGTGCTGCTCGTTGGTTTTGCAACTCCTGCTGGTCTAGCTGGAGTGCGGTGGTGTACTGATTCGAAAGGTTCTTAGTGTCTTCCGTCTCAGCCTCTTCGAGAGTCTTAATAGTCTTAGCTTCGTTCAGGGTTGTCTCTGAATCACCCTTGTCTAGGTCCATCGCTAGTTTAGCGTCCTTCCGTGCTTCCTCTCTCTCCAGTGCTTCAGCCTGTGCTGCTGCAATCAGATCAAGCCGCTCTTGCTCACCTAGAATCAATTGCTCAAGCTGTGGGTTCTCTGCCAGTAATCGTTGCAACTGCTGATCCGGGGTCTCTTCTGGATAAACCTCATCACCTACCGTTGAACCGATAGCCTCAAAGAAGTTCTTGATGATAGGCCGCACATCGCCACCTGTGAACGCTACCAACTGAGCCTGTGATATCTCTGCGTTAGCCTGGATGATGCGCTGTGTTTTAGTCGCAATCTCAGGGTTAGCAACCGGGACGATATCCATTCCTGTGAGGTTGAAATCTACTTCAAAGTTTGCCTGTTCATCATCCAGTATCTCCTGATACTGCAGAGGATCGGTAAACTTAGCGTTCAACTCATGTAACTTGCGGAACTCCGATGACATAGCCCGATACAGGCGTTTAACAATAGCGCCCGTAGCTTCCAGCTGCTCATCGACAAGCGCTAGTGTGGTGCCTACCGGAGTGTTAGCACCCAAAGCACCCTTGAGATCAGCTGAAGAGGCTAGGTCTTTAGCATTAGCAATCATGAACTGCAATAGCGCGAAGAGAGTAGGGCTAGGCTCTTTGAATGGTAAAGGCCGGATACCGTTCTGCAGGTCTTGAGCGCTAATCCCTGTTTGCTTCCACTCACCAGGCTTGAATGAGCTGGTACCCATCCTTTTCCTGAACCCTCGCGCTACCCAGCCACCTTGTAAATTAGCCAATGTGCCTGCATCAAAGAGCTGGTTTGTAACCGCGTTTATACCTGAAATGATGGCGCTCAATAGGTGGACATAACCAACGTCTAAGAATCCGCCTTGAGGATCGCGGAGGAATCCATATTTAGTAATGTTTTCTTGTGCATCAATTCGCACAACTTCACGATCACCAGAGGTTTCGGGCAATGCTCCGCCATCCGCCATCAGCCGATCAAGCGTGGTCGCTCGCCGATTCTTATCATCCTTAACCAGCACGTCTTTAGGTTCGAACCTTGGCGTAATTCTTACGACTGTGCCGGTCGATTCTTGGAATACGATGGTGTAAGGCTCTTCGTAACCATCTTTATCCAGATCGAAATAACCATCTTGCTCAATAAAACTAGTGAACTTGTCGTTCGATGCTTCTTGATCTGAGTCGTCTACTCGGTCTCCTAGGTTTAATTCAACATCCAGCCATAGCCCCTGCCGTTGCTTTTCCTCTACTTCATTGGCGCTGAAGTCGTGGATTTCACTAAACCGGCGCAAGCGAGTGATAGATGTGGCGTCTTGACTAACCGCGAAGTTGGGATATGTGACCATCCTTGAATCAGGTCGCCCCAGTTGAGCATCGAAGAAAGTCTTCTTGAATACTGTGCCAGTGTAGGGAATGTCATAGATTAATTTCTCGTGCTCATCACGCCATTCAGACATTTCAACGTTAAGCTGCCAGTTCTGGAATTCAGCAACACGTTCACCTCTTTCAAACTTCTGATTCTGTTCGTCCTTGCCGATCACTTTAATCTTGAGGATCTCATAACCACGGAGCAATTCAGTCGATGCTCTGTCGGAGAACTTGAGCGCGGCTTTCATAAGTTCAGGGGATTTGAAGTTTGATGCTCCATCCCAAGGCTCAGAGCGGGCGTGTGTCTCTTGCTTAACTAGGTCTAGCCCGAAGTCTACTAGCTCAGCCCAATCAGCCATTGAGTCTTGGTCGGCTTCGTAACCTTCCTTAGCTAGACGCCCGACAGTTAACAGAGTGTCATCATCGAACATGTCAGCGATGTTAGGCTTAGGGCTGAAGATAGTGCGCCCATCTGGACCTTGGTCTATCAGGAACATATCAGCTAGAAGCTCAACGCCTTCAAGATCGGTTATGTCCCGGTCTTCCTCTTTGTCTAGCTCTTGGTCTTCTACATCGCTGCTAATGATTGCCATTGCTTTAATATCCCATTACTGAAGCTTCGCCAAAGTCGTCTTCGTATTCATCCCAATCATCATCAGATGATACTACGAATCCCCCGCTAAATCCTAAAGCCATATATTGCTCAGCGTCTGCAGGGTGAGAGTATTTATTCTTATCCGGCTTATCTCTATATCGATCCTCACCAGATACCTGAACGCGCTTATATTGATACCCACCGATCTTGCCTTTACGAATCATAGGGCATTTGCGGCTGACGAGATAACCAGGCTCACCGTCAACTAGCTTGATGATAAAACTGTTCACTGCATCGATACGCTTGGTCGGGTCGTTGGTTGGTGCTGGCTCGGTTTCAAAGCCAAGGTTGAGCGGCTGGATAATGTCGCCGTCTTCGTTGTCATCAATGTATTCGTCATTGAGGATACCCATAGCGCTCTTAGCTTCAGCCTCGCCTCGCCCCTTGCCTGCCGGGTCAATGTAGCTGAATGCAACCTCAATGCCGTAGAAGTTACGCTGCAGGAATGGCTTCACCACATCTCGGGCAAACTGTCTCACCCCCATATCCTCTGATACTAGCTCAGCGATGACCCTAAGCTGTCCGCGGTTTGTCATCTGCCCAACGATGCATGAAGGCGTTAACCCTCCATCCCAGCCTAACCCTATAGGCAAGTCTTCAATCACACCCAATGGCTTCTCAGGGCAGTGTAAGCGGTCGTTATACTGTGGATATACAGGTTTGCCATCCTTGATCGTGCCGTAGTTACCCATGATCATTACGTTGATGTGATCAGCCTGACTACCGGCCAGCATATCCCTGTAATACTTGTACCCCTGCGGCAGGAACTTGATGTTTTCAGCCTTCGGGTTGTCTGTGTACACCTCGCCATTTTTAATGAATGGCGATGGCCCACGAAAGAAATCAAATATCTCTCGTACTGCTTTCTTGGCTTCAGCGGATGTGTTGGATCTTAAGCATCCCTCCTCTGCTAGCTGATACCACCAATGGTCATCCTCTGGCGGGTTGGTGTCCATGATCAGGGCTTTGCGGGTGCATGGCTGGTAGTTGCCTTCTGCGTCCCTTGGAGCCTTGTAGTCACCTTTATCTGTATATCCATCGATCTGTGCAGGGTAGCGGCCTATGCGCTCTCTGGCTGCTTTGACGAGCATATACGGCAGCTCTTTAGCTTCATTCAGGAATACCCCGGTTAACTCCAAGGATAGGAGCTTCTTTACGTCATCGGGACGGTCAACAGACACGAACAGAAACAACGCCTCCACCCTGGTTCCATCCGGCAAAGGGTAATCAAGGTGCTGTCTCATTGGCTTGAGTGTTACCGAGCAAACGTCATCAGGTATCCACTGCCTGAATGTTGCTAGCGTGGTGGTCTCAAGCATATCGTAAGTATTTCGGAATACGCCCCATTTCGTTTTGCGTATGCCTTCACTATTAGGCTCTTGAAGGACCGCTAAACGATGTAGTTCATTGACACAACATACGCTCTTCCCATTTCCTACCGGACCAAGGAAGCCGCGCACAACCTTATCGGATGCGTGGAAGCGCGCCGCTGTGGGTGATGCTATGTATTGGATGGTTTTCATTTGGAAGGGATGCGTTCAAATGGATTCTTGTCGCCCTCATATTCTATTTCAGTAGTGCTTTCGCCAAACAGAAACAGCTCTGTCGATCCCGTGGTCACATGAATAGTATCGCGGTCTATTTCATAAACAATGCCGTCTCGTACATACATGTTATCTGTCATTTTTATGAATTTTTCATTCATCGCCCTTCTCCCCATTGAATGCCATATTAAAAACTACACCCTCTGGCAGTGTTACATCCTGCTGAATCCTATCGCCGTACTTCTTAGGCTTGAGCTTTGACGCTACCCACTTGCGCGAGTCGATCCTTAACCGTGACCGCTGTACATGTTCAGTGTTAAGCCTGGTTGCTCCTGTTGCCCCATTCTCATCCGTAACGTCGACGTAATCGTTGGAGGTATCGTCGGCTATCTCGATTATCTCTTCGGCGTACATCTCCGCGCATTCAGCCTTGGCCATCTCGTACTGCTTAAGAAAATCTTCTTTCTCTCTCAGCCATGCAAACATCGTCACACAGCTAGGCATATGGTCGTCTAAGGATATCTTGCGCATAGATTGGCCTTGAGCAAGGCGAGCGCATACTTCTACTGCTAGTGCTTCTGTGTATTTAGACGGCCTACCCTTCTTCTTTGCTCCCATCTTACCGACCTCTGTCGTTGAATCCATTGCAGCAATACGCTTCTACGAATGCTTGTTGTTTACTGTTCATATCAAAGCCCCAGCATCAACCGGATCAATGCAGGACAGGTAGTCACCGTTCTGTTGCTCAACCTGAACTCTGTATAACCCCTCCCCGTCTACCTCTGGGAATCGTCCTTCTACGTCAGCAATGATCGGGTTGGGTAAGACTGAGATACAGCCCTTATCGGTAACGTGTTTGGGATAGGTTGTCTCTATCTCGTAAAAGTACACCTTGCCGCAAGATAGTAGCTCTCTTCGTGCTTTGAAGTAGCCAATGTCTCTGCCTCTGTTTGTGAACTCTGATTCTTGATAGCTCTCTACCAAGTCTTTCAATATCTGCTTCATCATCTTAACGCCCTCTAGCGCTTGTTATCTGTGCCAACCCTAGGGAAAGGGAACTCTCCTCTATGCCAAGCACTAATGTACTCGATTGTTGACTTGGTGATTACTATAGATTTTTTAACCAGAATGTGTGTTGGCTCTACGCACTTGCTTGATTCTTTCATCTTCCCCGCCTCTACGGTGATAGTTAACTGCCTTCTCTGTAATAGATTACTTCTCGATCCAGGCTCTTTATCTTCTCATCAGCCTGTTCGGGTGTGACTTGAACCGCTTCAGACAAATACATACAAACGTCTGCGGCCCACTTCTCAAGTGTATAGCTGCCGCTGTTATTAGGTACCAATCTAAATCTAGGTGGTTTGCCCATACTATACCTCTACGGTTTAGTGTAATACCCAAGGAGCGCTTACTTCTGCCCCTGTGGTCAATCCGTCATCGTCCTGCTCTAGCACTACCCACCATGATTCTTCATGATAATAATAGAACTCATCTTTGAACTCTAGGTATTGAACGTCCATTTCTTCCATAGACCACCTCAATACTTCTTAGTTGCTTCCCCACTACCATCGAAACGCCAAGGCTTGCTTGCTTGCCCCTTCTCAGCTGGGGTCATCTCACGCCATCCCTCGCACTTCCTGCATTTGGTATAGGTTAGCGGCTTATCTTTGACCTTAATGCAGTCTGGGCACATGCTGCGGTCCTTAGCTGATCTCTCGTACGGCACCAAAGGCAGTAATTGCAATCGTCGGAGTCGTTGAACCTGTTAGGTTGAATCTAAAGACGCCGCCGTTCTTTGTTAGGTTCTCGAAGATATAATCCGAGTCTGCTGTTTGAGCAGTACCCACCAAGTCTTCGAAGGTGCCATCAATGCTCTGCTGCAGTGTCACCGTCCCGCCGCCGAAGGTTCCGTTTAGATGAACCCTTACATCTCCGTTAATGAGGAATGTAGAGGTCTGACCGTCTGCTGATAGCGTTTGTGTAAATGACATGTGTATTTCCTTCAGTTGAATTACTGCATTATAACCTATTAGTTGAAACGCCTAAGCAAAAACACCGATGTAATCAGGAGGGATGTATTCATAGCTGGTCTCGTCCTCCATTACAATCATCCTCGGTGATCTATCATAGACACTATCATACTTGGCCAGTTTGGACTGATCTGCAAATACCTCTTCATACGTCCCCAGCACTTGTAGCGCCTGAATCTCGCCTAACTGATCCAGTTCTCCCTGATCTCTGCACCGTATTAGACAGAGTGAGTTGATTCCATTCTTTCGTGTGGGGATTTTAGTCACCAAGAACTTCCCCGTCTCCATGTCGAATTTCTCCGGGAACCTCTCAGCAACTTCTGGACCTAGCTTTGTTCTATCCAGGCAGAACGTCAGAACGTCAATCATAGTGCTGCCTGCTGTGCATCCGTCAATGCCTCACGGAATATGGTAATAGGCGTGAAATTAGCAAAGATTTGATCAGCCCCGGCGTTATTACCTAGAGAGATTCTGGTTGCCGTCCCGGTTACTGTGCCTTTCACATCTTGATCTTCTTGTGCCTTGTCAATGTACAGCGTTTGATTTGTGCCACCAACCGTGAACGTGATCTCCATCGGAGTGCCTGGTGTTATGGCCGTAGTTGACACTGATGTTACGGCCCCATGTGTAGCCTCGATCAATCCTGTTGTGGTGTTAACCGCTATGCGTCTTGCGGTTTCGCCATCGACATTGAACAGAATCTGACTCTTGGTTGAATCCAGGCCCAAGACATCTAAAACCGTATGGACTGTATAATCTGCCGTAGGCACAGGAATGTTAGACGGGGCTACGCTATTGTCATCAAGTGCTTTTGTTACGCTGGTTGTAGTGGTGGGGATGTAACTTGAACTGAACTGAATTGCTTCTAGTTGAGCTCCCCAATTATAACCATCAATGGTAGCTCCATCACCTGCAAATACGGGGTCGTCATCAGCTTCTGCCCAGGATACATGTGCAAAACTCGCGCCGCCTGTTGTTGTAGTTCTGGTAGCAGTGATTCTAAACCAGCCATTACCAAATGATTCTATTGTTGCGCCATCTAATCCTGCTTTAACCGTACCCACAGCTCCGGTAGATAGATCAAAATAAACTGTGTTAGCATTTGGATCAGAGAATTCAACAGTTAAATAGCATACAGTTTTGTCAGCAGCTTTAACGAAGCAAGATTTCGTATAAGTAGTTGTGGCTGCAAAAGTAAAGGGTTGTTGAGTTCTGTGATTATTATTATCAGCACTTGAAATGCTTGCGTCAGCCGTTGTATTCCCGTCCGGCGCAACAGTTGCATTTGCAGTTATAGCATTCCTGACTTTAGTCCAAGCAGCATTATCAAACTCCTCACTCCTCAAGAGTAAGTTAGTACTAGCCCCCTCAATCAATACGCC